AAGCAAGGCTCATTTGTGTCTACGGAGCCTTCCCTTCGCTCCAAGAGGCTTGCCGCCCTGGTCGGTATTAAGTGACCCGTCAAAGGATGTTCTTGGAGATGTCCTGTGTGGACGCTGCTAGGGAGCGGATGCGCCACGTCTATGACCAGTTCGACAATGTGGTCGTACAGTTCTCCGGAGGCAAAGACAGCACAGCGATTCTCTACCTAGCCAAAGAGATCCACGAGGAACGAGGCCTCGGCCCAGTGCGAGTGATCTTCCGAGATGAAGAGATGGTCTCGCCATCGGTCGTAAAGTTTGTGGAGGAAGTTCGCAACTACGACTGGGTGGACATGAAGTGGTTCTGTTTGCCTACGATTCAGGAGGTGTGGGTGCTTGGTCGTCGCGAGACGATTCTCCTTTGGGATCCATTCAGGGGCGTGGAGGACCGACTGGTTCGCCCAATGCCGGAGTGGGCGATTACCGCAAAGGACTTTGGACTCCCGATGGATATGCCTCTCCCGAAGTTGATCGATCACTACACCCTTGAGGGTCGGTCAGGCATGACGGCCTTCGTTATGGGTGTGAGGGCGAATGAGAGCATGGTCCGCTACAGGTCATGCGTGCAGAAACTGCATGAGAACTACATCGTTCGACCTTACGGCATGTCCAAGACGGTTCCGTTGCGCTTCATCAAGCCAATTTATGACTGGACAGCAAACGACGTGATGAAGTTCATTATCGACGAGCACGACGCTTCGTACTGCGAATACTACGACCTTGCTGAGATGACCGGCTCAAACTCACGTGTTGGGATCCCTCTTCATTCTGTAGCCATTCGTAGACTCGGTGACGTAGTCGTCACTGAACCAGAGTTCTACGATGATCTGTATCAAGCATTCCCCCACATCGATGCGCAGAGGCGACTCTGGGCGGAGATTGACGTGGAGGCCGTGATTCAGATGTATGCCAGCGCTGGGTGGAACGGCGTCAAGCAATGCATTGAGGACAACATGCTAGACGGCGTGATGAAGCATTTCGCCAATTCTTTTGCTGGCAGGTATCGGACGAAGTGGGCAAGCGACCCCTTTTCATACCCGGTGAACTGGCTCATTCGGACACTTCTGCTCAACGAGTTTGCCACCACGGCAGTAACTCCCGTTGGTCCCAAGACAAAAGCGCATAGTGTTCGGTCTGCCGAAATGGAAAACGTTGAGTTCTACAGCGAGGACGTGTCATGAAAATCCAACAGGTTGAGACGACGGCAGTCAAGCCAGCACCTTGGCTGGCTACCTACATTCTTTCGCCAGACTTCAGGCTCCTTCGGTCATCCGTTACCAATTTTGGTATCCTGACACCACTACTTGTCCAGTTGAGCACTTCCCATATCATCGATGGATTTGTTAGATGGGTCATTGCTGATTCGGATCGAAATTATCGCACCAAGCACGGTGCAAATGTTCCGGTCCACTTTATTGACTGTGATGATGCCACGGCCATGACCCTCCATGTGCAATTGAACCGAGGGCGAGGCTTCCTGGCCGCTAAGAACCTTTCCGGTCTAGTTGAGAACCTGATTTCGGTCGGCGTGCCAGAGGATGAAATTGGAGCGATGCTCGGCATGACTGACGATGAGTTCGACATGGTTCGCAACCCTCGGCTGCTGAAACTCAAGAAGGCGCAAGAACATACTTACTCACGTGCCTGGGTTCCCGTAGAGCAACCCGCTGGCGTTGCCACCGTAGTTTCCCCTCCCGACTTAGAGAAACCCCCGAACGCCGATCGTTAGCCAGCGTGACGGAGGTGCGTGGTATTCTGCTGACAGTTTTGATTGGAGGCACGATGCCGAAGCCAGTACTCATTGGGCCAACGCTGGCCAGAGGATTTCGTCGCGGAGGCATTGAGGGACGCCTCACCATCGACGCTGCTGATATGGACACGGCGGAGACCCGAGCGATCCTGAATGATCCTGTGCTTATGAGTCAGGAGGCCGCTGCAAGGCGTCGTCTTGCTCAAATTGAGGCTCAGGATCAACGGCGCGCTGCCCGAGCGGCGTCGGGACAGAGAACGAGGCGTTTGTCGCAGGCTCAAACGGATGAGCGCAATGCAGTGAGAGGGCAGGTCGCAGAGCAGCAAGAGACTCGCACTCGCCTAGAAAGCGCTGCCAGGGCCAGAGAGCGCCGCCTTCGCCAAACGCCTCGCGCTGCGAGCGAAAATCAACGAAACTCAGCAGCAGCCACACAAACGGCCAGGACGCAAACCATTGAGAAGTCTGAAAGGGCTAAGGCGAAAAGGGCTGCCGAGAAGGCCAATGCTGCCAAGAAGGCAAACCCACGCAAGAAGGCTGCGGCTAAGAAGGCCAACCCACGCGGGACCATTTCTCGTCAAGCAAATACCTGACCGGAGCATTAAGTGCTCGCTACCGTTGACGACCTCTCCGACTACATGGACTTGCGGTTCACGAACCGTCAAACCGACGCGGCAGAACTCATCCTGGCGGGCCTTCAGTCCGAGTTAGAGACCTTTCTTCGTCGGCCAGTTGAACCTCAGGAGTTTACGGAGCACTACGTAGTACCAGAGGATTACCTTCTGATTTCCGCTTCGGCTTACTTCTACGACAGGACATTGGACACAGCGGGAAGTATTGAGCCTATGGTTCAACCCCCGTATCAACTACATTTACGCAATAGCCCAGTTATTGCTGTTGATCGGGTCAGGATAAAGGGTCGTCTGGACACTTCCTGGAGGCTTCTGGAGCAGGGGCGCGACTACATTGTCACGCGTTGGGGCATCGACACGTGGGTTGCGTTTCAGCACGATGAGTTTGAGATCGATTACCAGGCTGGCCTAAGCGGCGATTCTACCCCGTACCTCAAACTGCTGATCCTTCGTGCAGCGTCACGAGAAATGCAGGAGCAGACGGACGACGTAGTGGGCCTGAAAAACCTCACCACGCGAGAGGTTCGGTCGGAGACCGTGGGCTTCACCGACAGGGAACTTGCGATGGTCAAGCGGTACAAGCGGAAGCAGATCTAAGTGGACGTGAACTTCACGATCGACACCAAAGAGGTGCGGCGCGTCGTTGCTGGCGTTCGCTGGCGCATGCGCTCATACCGGCCCGTGTTTGAGGATTACCGCTCGTATCTTGAAGGCGCATACGCCGTCAACTTCGCTACTGGTGGTTCGCTTGTTGGTGGGTGGCCCCCAGAGAAGGCATACGGCTCATGGAGCGGCACTGCAGGCTATGCAGCCCTTTTTAGGACCGGTCGGCTCACTGAGTCGCTGACCAACCTTCGGGGAGCACCGAACGACATTGACCGCAAGACCGCCACGTTCGGAACCAACCTCTCCTATGCCAAGTTCCATCAGCACGGCACAAGTGAGATGCCTCGCCGTCCGGTCGTGTTCCTTCCAGACGGAACAAACATGTACTTGGCTGAACGCACTGCCCAGTACCTTGACCCCAACCCAATGTACGGGCCATTGAAGGCGGCGATCTACCGATGATGGATGGACCGTGGCAGGCAAAACAATTTATTACTGACCACCTAAAGGCAGACCTTCCTCAGCGACTCGTCAGGTATCGCAATCATTGGCAGTTAGATGATGTTCGACTACCTACGCCTGAACTGTTTCTTTCTCACGAGCCAATTGGGCTTGATCACTGGCCGACGATCACGACGATCCAGATGAATACACCTAGCCTGGAACGCATTGACTACGTCAACTATTCAGCGGACCCTGTGTATCGGGTGACTTACAATATGCGCACATACGTCTGGGTGCGCGGCGTTGGCCCAGAAGAGACCACGGAGACGCGAGACCGCTTGACGACGGTTGTCCGCTCAGCCCTACTTGACCATCCGTCCATGACTAAGAGTGAAGAGAAATGGTTTCCTTCAATCAACGTGGAGGTGCGTCTTAACGAGACATCCATGAAGGAGGAGTACAGCGACTTATCCTTTGCTAAGGGTGATCGCGTGATCGCTGGAGCATTTATTGCTTACGAGTTTGCACTGAATGAAGTGATTCTTCGTGAGCACAATGGAACAGTATCCGAGTTCGATTTAGAGACCGTTCCACTGGACTGGGATGGAATTAGGTAAGGTAGGACACCATGAGCACCAACTTCTACGTATTCAATAATCGATCAATTCCGATCGTCATCTCCGAAGACGGAGTAACGCTGGGCGGACTGACTACGGGTGAGGTCGATATTGAAGACCCTCGTGCTGATTTTGCACTTAAGGCAGGCTTTCTTTCGATTGTTGCGCCAGGACCGACTGCACAAGTGGCAGAATCTACAAGCAGCGATTCTGAATCTTCAGATTCAGGCGATGTCGCCCCAGAGGCAGCAGGGCCAGAAGTGGCTTCAGAGTCAAACGAGGCAGAGCAAGAATCAGAGGGCGCTAAGCCCATTCGCAGGAAGCCGTCAAAGGAGAACTGATGGTAGGCATCAAAGTAACGACCGGGGTCCGAGTTGGCCCTAGCGGCACGAATGCTGCACCAGCATCGACCCTATTCATTGCGGGTACGGCTGTCCGGGGTCCAGTAAACCGCGCTCGCCTCGTGCTCGGTATGAGCCAGTTTGAGTCGATCTATGGTCCGTACTCATCTTCATACACCCTTTGGGACAACGTAAAGACCTTCTTTGAGGAAGGCGGCACGCGTTGCTATGTTGGGCGCGCTCTAGGAACGACCCAAACCGCAGCGTCCGTAACCCTCCCCGCCACCTCTGGCAACGCCCTTATCTTGACCGCCGCAAACCCTGGCACGTGGGCAAACACGACCGTCCCCACAAAGTATGGCCTTCAGGCCGTCATCGCCGTAAGTGGCAGCGACGTTACGGCCACCATTAGGTACCTGAACGAAGAGATCTGGACCGGTGGCCCCTACAGCAACGAAACTCTTACAGATGGCACAATTAAGTACGTCAAGCAGACTCTGGCCGAAGCGATCAACAGTGATCCCGTTCTCTCTGAGTTGGTTGTTGCCACGGTGCAGGCTTCACTGGACCCGTTGACCGCCGGTACCTACAACTTCACGCTTGGGGCCGAATCTACTCCGTCGACTGCCAACCTTGTTTCTGCCCTTGATCTCTTTGATTACGATCTTGGTGCGGGGGCCGTCGCTCTTCCTGGTCAATTCGGCGCAACCGCTTGGGACGGTCTTCGTGACCATGCCAAGAACAACCGGCGCATTGCCTTGTGTGCTCATTCAATTGGGACTAGCAGGGCAACCGCCATTACCGAAGCGAAGAACTACTGGGGCGCAACCGCCGCAGCGCGAAACGACGGTTCATACATGGCGTTCTTCTGGCCATCCGTCAAGGTTCCAGATGGCTTTGGGTCAACCCGAGATCAGTCCCCAGAAGCGTTCGTTGCTGCTGCCCGCTGTCGCGCACACCTGGATGGTGGTCCGTGGCGCGTCGGCGCTGGCGCTGTAAGCGCTGCAACGTATGTCTCAGGCCTTTACGAACCCGTCAGTAGAACCGCTGGCGACAACCTGGACGACAACCGCATCAACGCTTTGCGCGTGATCGATGGTGCGGTGCGGGTCTACGGCGCTCGGTCGGTTTCGGCGGATGAGACCAACTGGCGATTCATCACCTACCGAGACACGCTGAACTACATCACTGCTCAGGCTGAAGCGGCTTTGGAGCCGTTGGTGTTCTCCCCCATCGACGGGCGAGGCAACCTGTTCGGTCAGATTGAAGCGATTCTGACTGGCCTGGTGGATCCAATTCGTGCCGCTGGGGGTCTGTACGAGGGCTTCAGCGCTGATACTGGTGCTCAGATCGATCGCGGCTACAGCGTGGAAGTCTCGTCTTCGATCAACAGCAGCGCAACGTTGGCTCTCGGTCAGGTCAATGCCGTGATTGGCGCACGAGTGTCACCAGTTGCGGACAAGATCAACATCCGAATCACCAAGTCTGCACTAACCAGCCCAGTCTGAGAAAGGAAGTAGAGCGACATGGCAAAAGTTTCACAGCGGCAAATTGTCGCCTCAGTAGTCCCAAGCCAGAGCCAGCCGAACACCAACGTTCAGCCGCCTGACTTCTCTACTGGCCCTCGTAAGTACTTTGCTCAGGTGAGCGGTGGCGAGGTACAGGCAAGCGTGGAGAAGGTGTACGACGGCGGGTCAACCACTCCTGAGGCGCTGCCCGCCCCAATTGAGGTTGGCGACGTTACGGTCACTCGCCACTACGATCCAGATGACGATGGTGACAAGATCACCGCTGCTCGCCCGCTGGTGGGCAAGGCTCGGTACGACATTGCCGTATACACCCTGGATCCTGATAACCAGATCATCCGAGGCCGCACGCGCATCTATAGCCGGGCACTGCTGGTAAACGTGTCGGAGTCAGAGGGCGATTCGTCCTCTGGTGGCCCTGCAACGTTCAGCATGACGTTCTCGTGCGAGAACGTCGTTAGCACCGCCGCCTAGTTAACTTCACTGGCCAGCGCGCATCGATAAAGTGCGCGCTGGCCAGTGGACGTTCCCCCACTAATCACCTATACTACTGACTATCAACCAACTACTTAAGGATTGTGATGATCGAAGACACGTACAGTTTTGGCGTTTCATCAAAGGATGACATTGTCATCGATAAGGCTCCCCCTGCTGCGACTGTCATCGACGAGACATCGATGCTGGACATGCTCCGCAAGACGCTCGCCAAGAAGGTAGAACGCCCAGAGATCCTGCTTGAGGTTCCTCAGCGGCCCGAACTCGTGGTCATCTACTCGCCCAATATTGGCAACCATCAGATGAAGGCGTGGCGTCGTGCGAGCGGCTCCGAGCGCAAGGAAGGCCTGGATTCCATCCGCTTTGCCTGCCACGTTCTTGCGAACACCTGTGTTGGCATGATGCTCAACGGTGCGGAAATTACCGAAAACGGCGACCCCGTAACCTTCAACCATGAGGTCGTCATGAAGATGGTCGGCGCTAGTCGCGTATTCGATGCAGTCCTGAACGTCTACGGCGTAGACCCCCACGTGGAGGCAGCCGCTCTCGCCGTCCTGGATGCCGCTGGCTACAACGATTCGGTTGAACAGGTGGACCCTACGAAGAACTCCTAGATGATTTGGTCGACGATGCAATAGTTGTGTCGGCGGCACGTCTAGGAGAGTTGTTTCACGTAGACCCCATCAAATTGATGGACTGCGATGAAACTACATGGATGATTCGCATTGCTTGTGCTAGGGTTATTGAACGAGACCACGAGCAAGCCAAAAAGAAGAAGGGCTGATCCTGGTTATGGA